CTTGCCCGCGTTGCCCGCCTGCGAAGGCAGCGAGTCGCCGCCGCCAACGCCGCCACCGCCTGCACCACGCGCCGCGATCACCGCCCACTTCGCGCCAGCGATGGCGATGTTCTTTCGCCCCGGCGTGTCGTTCGTGTCCTCGAGCGCGAGGTAGGTCGAGCCGTACCACGAGAACAGATCGCCACGCTGCGCGACCATTCCCTCTTTCCATTGGCCGCGATACGAGTCGATCAGCGTCGGAGCCGCGGCCAGTTCCTGCTTAGGCAGCGCGGCGTTGACCGCGTGCTGAATCTCGATGACGAGACCGCGCTCAAGCTTGGTGATGCGCTCCTTCGCGGCCTCCGTCAGCGTGCCCAGGATGCGCGACTCGATCTGCTCCGCGGTCAGCCCGATTTGCTTCTCGGCCTCGGTGAACTGCGTTTGAGCAAGAGCGACGATCTCAGCGCGGACGGCTTCGAGCTTCGTCTGCGACTCGGTGAGCGCGGCGCGGCAGCGGCCTTCGAGGTCTTCGTTGTATTTGGCATAGGCGTCCGAGACTAGCCCAGGCACCGCCTCGGTCAGCTTGGACTCTAGCTCCTTGCGGATCTCCGGCACCGTCTTGCCGATGCGCTCGAGTAGTTCGTCGAGCGTCTTGTCGTGCTCGACCAGCAGCTGCGCGAACTCCTCAGCCCGCTGGCCCAGCTGCTCGTTGCTCGTGATGATGGCGTCGAGAACACTATGCATTGTCAATGGGTGCGGAGGCTTTTGATCTTGGCGCGGCGATCAGTCACGCTCGCGAAGAGCGCGGTCAGCTTGTCCTCGGCGTCGGCCTTCTCGGCGAGCATCTTGCGCGCGTCGGAGAGCGTGACGATAGGAGCGGCAGGAGGCGGCGCGACGACCGGCTTCAGCGCGAATCCGAGCGGCTTGAGCGCCTGCTCGATCTGCGCCTCGCTCTTCGCGTTGTGGCCGAGCTTCTCGCGCACCGCGGCAAGCTTGGTCGCCTTGTCAGCCAGCCGCTCCAGCGGCCGCTTCGCGCGATTGCGCCCAGCCTCTAGCGCATCGACGACGTTTGTCGGCCGATTCAGTTCCTCGCGTTTGAGCGCCTCGGATTTCGCGCGCGCCCAGCTGGCGCCAGCGTCCCCGCCCCAGAGCGCCCACGCGATGCGGCCGGCAGAAGGATAGCCGTCCTCCCCAGGCGAGAAGCCCGCGCCCTGCTTGTCCACCTCGTGCCGCGCGAAATAGGAGACCATCCGGCGAACCGTGTCGGGCGAGAGATTCGACTTGTTGGAGATGTCGCGCGCGCGAGCGACGCCGACAGCGGTGCCTCCGCGGTTGAACTTGTCGCGCCACTCGAGGCCGCGCTTGGCCTCGGCTGCCATCGCATCGGTCGGCGTGAGGTCGACCGCGGCGAAGCGCGCAAGCTCGGCCGGCGTCGGAGGCTGGTCGGGCGTTTCGTCCTCGGGCGCAGCGCTCGATTTCATCGTCGCGTTCGTCGCATCCACCGCATCGTCGGTGACGTTCGTGCCCAGCGCCGCGGCCATCGAGGGATTCGCCGGCAGCTGCTGCGTGACCATACGGATCGCCGTTTCGGGAATCCCGTAGCGCTCCGCCAGCTCGCTCACGTAGCTCGCCTCCGCCGCGATCTGCTCGAGCCGGGTAAATGCATCGGTGCCCTGCTCGGCCGCGATCTCTTGGAGAGACTTCGCGCCTTGGCGGTTCTCGTTCATATTGGCCGCGGACTCGCGACCAACGTCAATCGTCAGCTTTGGCGGGAAGCGCCACTCGCCGCGGGTCGCACGCTTCAGCGCCTGGACTGGCGTCTCGCCGGCGCGAGCCGGAGGCGCCGGGATTTCGCCGCGGGCGATGGCGTCCAAGATCACCGCGTTCTTGATCGGATCTAGCACCTTGTCGACGAGCACGCCTTGATGCCGCGCGAACACGCGGTCGGCCGCGGCGAACTCCGCGCGCACGCTCGGGCCTGCATAATCCTGCGTGCCGAAGAGGACGCCCTTCGGGATGCCGACGGCGATCGAGAGCTCGTGCATCAGATGCGCGATGAAGCCCGTGAACGCCGTGCTCGGCCGCGCCGGCATCGTCTCGACGCGATCAGCCTGGCCGAGATACTTAATCATCCCGACCTCGGAAAGCTCGTTCTTCTGCTGCTGGCCGCTCGGCAGCGTGGCGCTCGGGGTCGGCGTGAAGAGGTTGCGCGCGTTGGCCGTGCCGCGGTCGGTGAAGACGAGCGCCGCCTGCTGCGAAGCGAAGCGCACGCCGGCCTTCTCCGCTTGGAGGATCTCGTGCAGCATACGCGCCGTCTGGATCGCCGCGTGAAAGTCGGTGACGCCGCGGTACTGATCGACGCGGAAGGGATCGAAGTAGTGGCAGAAGTTGCCGGCCGGCACGTCCTCGGCGCCGAAGTAGACGCCCTCGCGCGTCACGCGGTAAATTCGGTACGCGACCGGCACGCCGAAGTCGTTAGTGATCACGCCCTCAAAGTAGTTCTCCGAGTCGAGGCCCATCTCGTTGGGATTACCGATGCGGGTCGCCGGCACTAGCTGGAGCTTCAGCCCGTCGCCCACGCGGCGAATGACGAAGCCGCAGTCGCCGTCGACCGGCCGGTTCTCCGCAGCCAGCTGCACGAGCTTGCGGAAGGAGTTGCGGCCCGTGGCGTCGGCCTGCTTGCACCACGTATGGAACCACTCGTTGACGATGGCGTTGTAGTCGCGGTCGCCAGTCGCCGGCGAGTATTCGGTCGGGGTTAAGTAATTGCCGAACTTGCGCGAGACCTCCTTCACCTCGGGACAATTCTCGACCAAGTTCCGCGCCTCCCACATCATCACCACGCGCTCGCGCACCGTCTGCGAGGACTCGCTCGGCTGGCCGTATTGCATCGGCGCATAAAGCCGATTGGTCTGCGCGGCGTTGTAGGAAAACAGCGCGGTCTCGACGCGAGCCTGGAGCCGGCGCAGCGCGGCCTGCGGCGCGATGGTCTCGAGCGCCCGCTCGAACCACGGCCGGTTGCGGATGACTTGGGTCGCGTCGAAAGTCTGCATAATCAATTCCCGGTGAAGCTGACGAACGTCGTGTCGGTCGTGTTGCCGTTTTGATATTCAATCGCCGCGGTGATGTCGCCCAGCATCCTGTTGAGCGTGTTCAAATCGGCGCGCGTCACGCTCTTGCCGTTGAGCGAATAGCTCGTGTTGAGCAGGCAAGCCTGGATTGCGTCCAAGACCTTGGACTTGAGCGTTGTCAGCGTCGCAACGTCAATGTCGAGAAAGGGATTGTCTGCCGCCATATTGAAGCGGCCGCCGTCAAAAGGTTTTTTGACGCTCCGCGCTGGCTTCGATTTGACGACAAAAAAGCCGCCCCACTATGGGAGCGGCTTGGTCTGCTTCGGCGGTCGCCCGCCTCGTCGGCCGTTTCGCCTTGCGGCGGCGGCCTTTGCCTCTGATCGGATCCGCCCGCCGAGGCGTCCTAGAGCGACCGCGGCGGGGTTCTTGGCTGCGTCGCTCATTTCTTGGCGATCAGGCGGGAAGCCTTGATCCAGTAGCCATTGGGGGTGTAGCTGATGGCGTAGCGATGGCCGGCGCCGACGAGGTACTTGGTGCCGTAGCAAACCTTGATCGCCGGGCCGGCGGTGCCGTCCGAGAACTTCATTTCATCGCGGGCGTTGATCACGCGGACCGGCGACTCAAGGCCGTCCTCGAAGCGGACCCAGGCATTGTAGCCGCGGAAAGTGGTGGTGGTCGGGAGGGTGGTGGTGTCGTTGTTCACGTGACCAGAGAAACCCAAGCGCTGGGGAATCTCAAGAACTATTTTGAGGAAAACCCCGGCTCCAATTCCACGCTAACTTTTCGCCGGCACGAAGCGGATGATGCCCGCGATGGTCGCCATACAAAGCAGCATCGCGCTCGTGTCCAAGCCGTGGTTGGGCGCGTTGCTTCGGACCTCGCGCCACTCCCAGACGCCGGTCCGAACCTCGACTTTGGCCTCGCCCTTGATGTGCTCGAGGTAAAGCGGGTTCACATCGCTCGGCAGTTCCCAGCGGAGGTCGCCCTTGCCCTCCAGCGCGGTCGCGAGCGTGTCCTTGAAGTAATCGCCGGACCAGTTGTAAAAGTAGACGTCGCCGCCGCGGTAGTCCGAGACCTGCGGGTCGGAGAACGGGAAGTTGACCATCTGGCCCGTGGCCTCGTCGCGCATCGTCCACGTCCGCCGGCCGTAGCCGCGCATCGAGCGCCAGCCGAACTCCGCGCAGTCGCGGTCCACGTCCGCCGGCCGATAGCCGCGATCCTGCGCGACGCAGGCGCTCGAGACCTTGAACCGCTCCTGGAGCGCCCGCAGCTGATCCCGCGTGTCGATGCGCCCGAACCAAAGCTGGCGGTAGCGCGGCCCCTGCGCCGTGGAGAACGCGCCGACCTCGCACCAGAAGTGGTCCTGCTGGCGGTCGATAGCCATAAAGCGAATCGCCTCGTCGGGGATCGACTCGCCCTGCGCGTAGTCGGCGAGCTTGTAGCCCGAGTCCTTCAGCAGCACGTTCACCGCCTTCTTCTCGACGATCCACGGCAGCGCCTGCCGCTTAGTCCTAAACTCGATCTTGGCCTGCTCGTCGCCCGTGCGGACCAGCTGATTTTCGGCCTGCAGGAACTCTTCGACGAGGAGCCGCATCGGGCGCGTGACGATTGCCTCGAGCCGGAACGAGCGCACCTCCCGCGGCGCCGCAGGATTCATCGACACGAAGCGCCCAGTCTCCGCCCATCCGGCGCGGGTCGCGTCGCTGTCCGCGGACTCGTGGCCGCAGGAGATGCAGCGAAAGCGGCAGGTCTCCACCGCGCGCCCGACGTCCCACGTCTCGTCGTCTCGGCGCGCCGCTCGGTCCCAGATCACGCCGCCGCGCTGCTCCTTATGCAGCACCTCGAACGCGACCGGCAGGATCTTGCGGCAGCCTGGGCACTCGGCGTGCCACTCGCCCTGGTCTCCCGAGCGGAAGCTCGTGTCCTCGACGTTGCCCGTTTCCGCGTCCATCACCGGCGCTTGGCTCGCGTTGTAAATCTTCGAGCGCCCGACCTCCTCGAACTTCGAGACGCGCGCCACCGCGTGGCCGTAGATCTCCTGCCAGCGTGGAAGCCAGAGCTCGTCGTTGATCTTGTACCGGATCGACTGGCTCTGCTGGGTCGAAAGGTTGGCCGCGTTCAGCGTGACGAAGAATCCGCCGAAGAAGATCTCGGTCGTCGTGCGGTGCGGCCCCGGCTTCGGCAGCATTGCGGCCACCGGCCGGCATCGCTCGAGGAGCGGCCAGAGGCGAGTCTTCGCGTGCTTCTCGACCATCTCGTCGGTCTGCATCGTCCAGCTGATCGGGCCGGGATCGTTCGCGATTATCCACGGGAGCCAGACGTCGGCCACGAGCGTGCCGCCGATTTGCACGGCCTTGCGGAAGTGCACGCGCCGGACGAGCGGATTTTGCAGCGCGTCGAAGATCGGCACCAGCCACGGGGACAAGCGCACGTTGAACGGCCCCGGCGTCGCATAGGACTCCGGCAGCTGAACGTGCCGACGCGCCCAGTCATAGATCGGCGACCGATCCGGCCGCGGTAGGCGAAAGCCGGCAAGAAGTTGCTCGGCGCTCATTCCTCG